CACGGCGGCCATTGTGTTGTCGGACGGGCTGGCGCTCGTCGTGGCGAGATTGCCGCGCAATGTGCCGGCGGAGGAAAGCGCCCCCATGAGCGCCCATTTAGTCGGGTCCGTTCCGGGCGTCGCCGTATTGCTCGCGACGAGCGATTGGTAAATGTTCCCGTCGGTGTATCGGACAATCGCGCCGCTCGCATAGGAGAAAGCCGACCCGCCGTTGGTAGTCGAGTCAATCCAGGGCGCGACGGTGCCTTGCTGCCAATATTGTAGCGCCGTCGTTATGTCATTCATCAATCCGTTGGTCTGCTCGCGCGACACGTCAAGCGCGCTCGGATTGGTCGTTTGGTCAAGCTCATAGTCCGGACCCCAACCGACCACGTAGGAAACGGACCCGTCGACGGGCGGATTGTTCGGAACGGCGGTAATGTCACCGCTTGAGGCGAAGGCGTCGAGGAAATATTTGATCGGATACGTCACGCCCCGTAACCCCCGTGGCCGAAATTCTTGCGGAACGCCCCGAAGCCCCAATGTAGATCGGGCTCGATTACGATTTTGACCCCGATTCCGGCCGGCCGGGGCAGAATGTCGTAAGAGGCTAACACGAAAGCAACTTCACTCGGAAGGGCGAAATCGAAATTGTAGATCGCTGGCCCCATGTCCAAGGTATCTTCCACGTAAACCGACCCGAGGGACCGGAAGATGTAGGCCATGATTTTATTGATATTGACCACGTTCCCGCGCGTGATCAATTGCGCATAGCGAAGCTGCAACACCAGCCGTTGCTGCGCGAGCGTCAAGCTAATCGTCGATTGGTTTCGGACGGCAAAATTGCCGCGGTTGAAATTGACCCGATACGAGAATGGTCCCGCGTCGGTTTGGAACCCAAAAACCGGCTTAGTCAAATAGTCGGGCTGTTGGGTGACGGCCAGGGGCACGCCCAAAATAATTGACCAAACCGCGCAACCAAATTCGTTGGCCGTGCGAAGGTCGAAAACGTTGGTTATCCAATCCGACCAAAAGGCCGACTGTTCGGCATCGTACCAAGCCTGTTTTTTCGTCAGCAACCCAACCAAATTTGAGGCGTTATTGTAGCGCCACAAAATCGCCTGTAGCAGATTGACCGAAAAATCAAACGCTTGGTTAAGCATTGAGAATTACCGTGACCGTCGGGAACGTCGATTGGTATTGAACGTCAAGCGCCGCCGTAATTTCGGTGGTCTGCCAAGACGCGCCATCAAGCGACACGCGGCAGAGCGTGACGAGAACGCCCGGAAGCTGCACACACACGCCCGCCGCGATGGCGAAGGGCGACGCCGCCGCGCCGACGGCAAAGCCGGGTTGGCCCAACACTTGACCATCCGCGTAGGCCAGCGCGGCATTAGCGACGGCGGTTTGCGGGTCGGAAAGCGAGCCTGGCGCCGTGACCGTCAACTCAATGAACATGGGCGTTTCGGTCGGCCGGTCGAATTGGACCGTGTAGGTTTGACCGCTCGCGGGCTCAACCACCGTTACGTCAGTTGCGCCGTTCCAATTCGCCCCGAGCGTCTTGGTTCCGAGCAACGCAAATGCCACGTCGTTGTCGGACCCGCCGGCCACGCACGCCCAAATGGAGTGCGCGACCAACACAATCCCGTCGATAGTCTGCGTCGTGTCCGCGATGTTCTCGCGGAAGCTAAGACTGGTCACGCCCGGCACGTCGAACAGCGCCGACGTGATGGCTTCCGCGATCGATACGCCTTGGAGCGCCAGCGTGTTTTGCCGCAACGCGCGAATGGCGGCATCGCTCAACGCGGCCACGCCCAATACCGCGATATTGGCGTTCGCGACGGTTTCGAGCCCGAGAACCGGCGCGACCAACACGAGCGAGTCGACCGCCGCCGGAATTGGCCCCGTGTCGACCGCCTGAAAATCGACAGTCGCATTGCCGGATCCGTCCAAGGTGACTAGCGCGACGCTGGCGAATTGCGGCCCGCCTTCCCCGACGCTGACGAGCTGGCCGGCCGGAATGATGGTCGACGCCAGGCCCCCGAGCGCCACGCCTGAGATTGTCGAGAAAGTTCCGGTCGGAACGTCAAACCCGGTGAGCGCGCAAATCGCCTCTAGGAAAACGCCGCCCGCGATGTTCGGGTTGATTTGGTTCGCCACGGCGGCATTGTTCGCGACCACCGCCGCCCGCGCCAACGCTTCGGCATTGATCAAGACGCCCTGGGGCGTCGACCCGTCGGTGTTCAAATCCGGCGCCAGCGTGTCCATGTACTCTTGCCGAACTTCGGTCAAAAGATCGTCGGTGTCGGGAACGATAACGCCGGCGTCGTTGATGTATTGGTAGACCGCTGCGGTGGTCATTGGATGATCCCATTAACGGTGGTTCGGCCGAACGTCGTTTGAATCGTCGCGCTATAGGTCGCAATCTCGCCCTCGCGTGAAACCGAAAACGCCGTGACCGCGATCACGTCGGGCACGGTCAATAGATTGGTCCGGGCGAAAGCCTCGAATTGGACCGGGTTCCACGCCGACCAAATCGTTGCATCGGTCGGGATTCCCTGTTGTTGCGCCAAGACCATTTCGCCCAATTGGGCTTCCATCACCGCTTCGCAATTTTGTTGGACGGCGGCCAAGCCCGTTAGAACCACTAGGTTGCCGTCAGGGCCTAGATAAATGTCGTTGTCGGCGTTGGCGCCCAGGCTCGCGGTCATGGCAACGGTCCCGGCGGATCAATCGCGAGCGCATTGTTGGTGATGGTCGCGCCGACCGTGTAACTGTTGATTATGTACGCACCCGCGCCGCCGGCGACGTAGGTGAATCCGTAACCGTCAACGTCCCAATTGAATTCGGTCCCGGCGTGCAAGATCAATTTGGCGCTCGCTAAAAGACTGATATTCGGCGCTTCCATCACAATGGCGGTCGGATGCTCAATCGTGATTTGGTCCGTCCCGAGCGTGATCTTAATGGACCCGTCGAGAGATTGGAACACCGCCTTAGCGGCGTCGCCATCGGCCAACGCCCATTGCCGGGCTTTGTCGGGCCAGAACACCCCATCCTCGAATGCGTGTAACCGGTTGGTGTTCGGGCCGGCCGCATCCATCGATTGAATGAAAAGCGAAATGTCCCGATCGCTCGCGGAAATCCAACCAAGATCACCGGGCGTTATCGGGAAGCTGAGAACGTAATTGCCCGCGCCCATCGCGCCGACCGGGATGCGCGCGTATTGTGGCCGCATCGTCAAGGCGCCGTCGGTTCCCTGCACCATGATCATGGGTTGAACGGTCGCGAAACTCCGGTCGGCAGTTACCGCGATAACCTTCGCTGGTAGCATCCCGTCGGTTTTCTGCAATTGCTTTTTCATCGCGAAGCGCAAGAGCCCCGACAAGCCTTTGGTATCTGCGGGGTCAACGCTCGGATTGTTATTTTCGGCCACGACCGCCCCCGCGGATATTCGCCGGCGGTCGGATTGTCTGGCCCGCGTCAGTGTGCCGGATGCTATCGGCAATCCAATAAAATGGATCCTCGCGACTGGATATGTTCCATCCGAGCGTGAAAATCACATACCGCCCATTGACCGTCGGGTAAATCACGCTTTCGATTTGCAACGCGCCGCCCAGGCGGGTCTGCCCGTCTAGGAGCATCGTCGCCTTGACGCCGAATTGAGTTATCTCGGGAATGCCGATCATGCCCGATTGCTCATTGAGAATGCGCAACACGCCGGTAAGCGGCGCGTTCACGTCTTTGACGACGAGCTGGTCATCGTCGACGTAGGCGTTGACCCCACCGGCATCACCCAATTTGTCGACTTGCTTGAGCGCACCGCCGGCAAAACCGTAGTTGGAAATTTGCTTGTCGGCCGCCTGAAAATTTAGATTGAGCCCGGTCGAATCGGCCACGCTCTTGGCGATGCCCGACAGGGGTGACGGGCTCGGTTGCTGCGCCGACACGATTTGACCGTTGAGATATTGACCCGTCAGACACTTGAACGTCAGCACGATATCGGGCGGCTGGGACGGCGACGCGAAAGTGATATTCCCCTGAAACACTTTAGTCGTGCCGGTCGACACCCGCCCGGCTTCCAAGAGTATGGTCTTGGGCGTGCGGTTGAGATTGAAAGGGCTTGTCGCGGTCAACAGGTAGTCGCGATCTGCCTTCGTCAAATTGGCGATTTTGATTTCCGCCTCATTCTGTTGCGGGTTGGCATACTTGGTCCCGGTCGACGCGATGTAAAAACCGTCATCCCCGATGCTTTGGTAGACGCTCGATTTCCCATCAATCGTGATGGTGGCGCGCACGATGCGCGGGTCTAGGGCTTGGCTCACGCGCGCACCGCCGCCAGTTCTGCCGGGCTCGCGTAGACCAGCGTTTGCGAGTTGGCGAATTGGGTGTAGTCGGGCAAATCTTGATTGTTGTTGCCCGTGAGGAAAATGAAATTGCCGAACCCATCTTCTAGGTCCGCATAGTTGATCAAGGGCTGACCGGCGACGCACCGCGCGCCCGATTCGACCACGACGCCGTTACGCGAGATATTGGCGGACATGCAACCCGCCGTCGCGAGAATGGCGATATCGTAAAGCGTCCCGTCCAACGAAACGGTGAATTCCTGTTTCGGGATTGCCTGTAGGGTCAAAACTTGCATTAGGGCTTGCCCGAGAGGAATAGGTCATAGGCCGCGCTGGTCTGCGTCGCGCTCGCGTCGGCGCCCTGCTGCTGACCCGTGGCCGACGTGGATGCGTTCGCCGGGTCTTTCACCTGGGCGGTCGTCAACTGCTGATATTGAGCTTGGACAAAAATAACTTCGGTGAGCTTTAACGCTACCGAAATGGTGTCGAACATTTCGGGCGATTCCTCGTGCGGCAATTCCTCAATGAACATATTCGGGTAGCTGGCCGCCTTGGTTTGAACGTAAAGCGGAGTGAGCGCCGAATAGTTGTCGCGAATCTGCTGAAACGTGTCTTGGAATTCCTCGGGCGTCAGCACGAGCGACAATTGAATTTCGGTTGGCGTGGTGATGCGGTTGTCCGTAACGGTCGACCCGGATTCCACTGGATGTTTGGCGAGCTTGCCGCCCTCTTTGACCCGCGCCCGAATCGGACGGGCGGCGACAAAGACTTGATTGAAATTCTTGTCAAAGACGCCGACCACGTCTTGCGATGGCGGGGCCGGGCCAAACTGACTCACCCCTGCACCCCATCATCGAATTGGTTGATGGTCGACTCAATGTGCGGTTTAAGCGCCTCACCGACCCCCGCGGCCACGCCGGCGGCGTCGGTGGCGTTCGGCGCGTTGACGTTGAGCGTTCCTATCGTCACCGTCGCGCTACGCGCGCCGCCCCCGCCGCCCGCCTGGGTTAGGATACTTCCGGGCGTAAGCGCGCCTAGGGGCGTCCGATCGGCAACGCCGATTTGATCCTGCGCGCGGCCAATATCGAAGTTGCGCCGGTTCGCCCCCGTGGCCGATTCAAGCGAAGCGGCGCCGCCCGTCAGCCACGCGGGGAGTTTGTCCAACACATCACCAATCAAATGGATGGCGCCGCCGGCGATGCGCGAAATCTCTTTGCCGAGAAAATCCCAGGCGTCAACGATGCCGTGGGCAACGGCCTGGCCGGTTTGGCCGAACAGTCCGAGCGCCGTTCCGAGGCGCGTAAGGTAGTCTGTGATCTTGTCAAAATCTTCGCGGAACCCCTCACCTATAAACCCGCCAATCGCCTTTAAGATTTTCCAAAGCGCCGATGCGGTGTTCTCGACGGTTTCAAATGCGTCGCCAATATCTTTCGCGACCGTCTTGATGGTGTCGCCCAACTCGGGCCATTTTTTCGATAGCTCACCGATCACCGATTTGTTGCCGGCCAGAAAGTTGTTCACGTCGTCAACCGCGAGCGCGAGCGCCGCCATTGCGGCCACCGCGGCGGCGATGGCGAGTGCGATCAATAGGATTGGCGCGAGCGCCACGGTCGTTGCAATCGCCGCACGCACCATCGCGGGCAGGTAAACCGTCGTGATAACGCCGGCCAGGATAATGAAAAAATCGGTGATTACCGCGCCGTGCTGACGGACAAATTGGGTGAACCAAATAAATGCGTCGGTGAGTGCGTTGAGCGCCGGCAAGAGCCAAGACGTGATACCCGTCACGATATGGTCGGTAATCACCCGAATGTCGGCAAGCGTCAGCTCGAAAGCATGGGCCGCCTCCGCATCCTCTTTGGTCGTGACGCCCAACGCCTTTTCGCGCGCAATCAATTCATCGAAACCCTTCGCCCCGTGCGATAGGACCGCAAGCATCCCCGGATCAAGACCGAACCGCTCACCAATGCCGGCGCGCTCCTGCACCGATCTGCCTTGAAATTTTTCGGCCAACTCCCGATATAGTTCTAGGACCGGCTTGACTTTGCCGACCCCGTCGGTTGCCTGGATACCCAATTCATCCAAGAATGGGCTAAGGCGTGACCGGCCCGTCGCCCCGAGCGTGGCGAGCCCCTTGACCAAAAAGTCAACCGAGGCGGTCACGCCGTCGGCGGATCCGCCGAACCGGGATGCGGCGGCTTGAAGCGCGGCGAAATCCTCAACGGCCACGCCCAGGCGTTCGGACGTTTCCGCGAGCTTCGCGTTGACTTCGATTTGCCGCGCGCCAAATTCAAACAGCTTTTCGGCCGCGAATGCGCCCGCGATGGCGAGCCCGATATCTTTGAAGGTGTCTTTGATCTTTTCGCCGACCGCCATAACGTGCGCGTCGGTTTGGCCTAAGCCCTCGTCGAATTTTTTGCCTTCCGCCGTCGCGCTGGCGTAGCCCTTTTTTACGTCATCCGAATTGGTCTTGAACAGAATGTAGAAGGTGTCTAGGACGCTCATTTTCCCCTCGCGGCCTTGATCGCCAGATATTCATTGTACCGCGGGACAACAATCGTTTCCCAAATTAGGAAAGCGTCCTCTAGGTCGTAGTCGTGTCTGAGTTCTTTGAGACTCGCTTTGCCGCTTGCGATAATTGCTCCAATAAGCCCGTCAACATTGACGAAATCAACGTGCTCACTTTGGGCAGCATAGCCTCTAAGAAAGTCGAGACTACGCCTTGATCGAAAAAACTGGTGTTGTATTCAAACATCGCGATTTCGAGTCTCGCCAACGCCTCCCAATCCCCGGCGTGATTATCCACGAGAACCTTGGTCGTCAGCATCAAGGGCTCGCCACCGTCACGCGGGACGCCGACATAGGCCAGCATCTTGAGCATGACCGCTTCGTTGACTTTGTAGTCACCGATTTTGGGCATTGCCGAGAGCGGGTAGGTCGCGACAATCTCGCGCATTTCCACGGCGGGCACGCGCGAGATAACAAAAGCCTTCTCGACGCCGTCGCGGTTCCGAATCGTGACCGTCTTAGGTTTGAGCATTTAGGCGATGCCCGATTTGCTCTCAAAGCTGAAAGCGTAAGGCTTGGTTTTCTTCCGGCCCGAGCTGGCGATTGACGACGTGGTCACGCCGGAAATCATCTTGCCGGTCGAATAGGTGGTATTGGTCCCGTCGGGGTACAGAATCGCCAGCGTGATCACGTCTTGCGCGCTCGTGCGCCCGGCGCCCACCAAATTGGCGTCCAACAGGATGGCAAGGTTTTGATCATCGTCGCTCGCCGGAATGACGTTGAGCGTAATGTCAAGCGGCGTCGCCTTTGACCACGTAATCAAATCGCCGTTGAGCCCCATCGCCTTGTCACCAACCACCGTGGCCGGATTGTCCACGGGGTCGGCGTCGTCAGCAAACTGAGTGATGGTGAACCCGTTGGGGAACGTGTTGCTCGCGATGATGCGAATTTGCGTTCCGAAACCGGAGATATCCTGACTCATAGCGCGTGCCCCTTTAGTTCAAAGCCCCGATTAAATCAGGACGTGCGAGCCGACCACCTTGCGAATGGAATCGTTCTTGGCATAAACGAGCGTGTAGACCGCCTCGTATTCCGTCCGCGAATCCTCGGTTTCGATCGGCACGATTGCGACGGACAACCACCAACCGATATTCTGCACCTGGCGCCAAGCGTTCGGATCCCCGGTGATGGACGTGATATATTGCTGTTGCACCGTCGTCAGCGTCTTACCGACCGTGATCACGCCGTTATAAAGCGCGGTTCCGATTTGCTTTGTCGACCCAATGACGCCTTGCACAATCTGCGCGGTCACTTGGTTGACGCCCTGCGCGTTGGCCGGAACTTGCCCGAGCGCCAACAGCAGCGACATGAGCTGCGTCCCGGCGGCATCGGCCAACCACGACGCATCGGCGTAAGCTTGCATGTCGACCGGCGCTTGTGGGCCGCCCCCGAGCGTGCCGCGCTGGTAGAACTGGATAAGTTGGCCGTTGTCTTGGGTCTGCCCGTTATAGTTGACCCGCTCATTGTCGTAGGTGTCCGACAAGGTCGTATCGGTCACGCTCACCGGCTGAGTCGGGAACACTTGGAACATATAGTTTTGGGACACGCTGCGGCCGGTGCGGTACGCCGTGGCCGCGAAAATGATCATCGGCGCCATTTCCATGTAGTCGGAACCGCCGTTGGCCGTGATCAAGGTGAGCGCCGTTCCGGCAACCCCGAGCGTGGCCGCGGCGAAGCTGGCGGCATCGGCCGCGAGGGTGCGCTGGCAGTACATGAAATTGACGCCCTGCGCGGCGTTCCACGTCGCCGCCTCTAAGACTTGCGCCTCGTCGAAATAGGGCATGAATAGGAATGAACCGAAATTGTTGGACGCTTCGGTTGAGTTGGTTAGAACTTCGGTGATGGTTTCCGCGCCCTCACCCGCGCCGATCGCGGCGCCGCTCGCCGGGGTCCATTGCAGAATTGCAAGCGGGGTTTGCGCGCCGTCGGTGACTGAGAACGTCGCAACGCCCGTCGTGCCCATGACCAAATCAAAAGCGCCGCGCGATGCGTCGAACGTGACGACCGCGCTTGTGAACATGGCGCCGGATGCGGTACGGATTTTGGTTTGCAGCGTGGCGGCGACGGCGGCCAGGCTTCCGTCACCCGACAAATCGAGCGCGGTAAACGACGTTGTCGCGCCGGCGACGACTAGCGAGAAGCCGCCCGCCGTGATGGCGTTGAGCGCGGCCAGCGACGGGGCGGGCGCGGCGCCATAGATCGAAGGCGCCACCGCCGATTCGCACCACCGCGCGAAGCTGATTTTGGACGGGCTCGTAATGAGTTTGGAAATCCAACCGAAATAGAATTCGGCGCGGGTATATTCGAAAGTGTTGATCCCGAAGAACGCCCCGACGCTATCCAAATCCTCAAATTCGATGAACATGCCAGGCGGCAAGAGAACATTGGTCGTGAAAAGGCGGCCGATGAAATCGCGACCGCGGACCCCGCCCGAACCGCCGACACCGCTCGTAATGTCAACGTACTTGGAAAAAGCAATGCTCATAGTCATTCCCCTTCAAGGCGGCCCCCGCGCGCTCGCGCCGGGCATTGCCGCTCAAAACTATATCAACCGGCCCCGCCGCACAATCTAAATGGGGTAAATGCCGGCTTTCGGCGTGGCCGGGTTGCTGGCCGACGCGATCGTGTTGGTGAAACTGAGGCAAAAATCGAATGACGGCGCGTACTCGAAACCGTCGGTGTCATCCTTAAATGGCGGTTGTTTAACGTCCGTCACTCGATCGATACCGACACCGGCCGCCAAGAGCGTGGCGCGCGTCGCGTCGGATTGCATGATGGATGACGCGGTTTGGGCTAAGTCACCGGCGGTGGGCTCGAGGCGCCCCGATCGGGTCT